GCAGTAAATCTGTTTGATAACAGTGATAATTTCTGGGTTGTACTTTTGTCCTGGTCGGGCAATGTGATACCAAATACGGTTCCGTCAGCTATGGTATTGCCGCTGACGAACCAGCTTTCCGCCCCTGTCAGCACGGCGTACCCGCATTCCTGTACCTTCCATACAGAGATACCGTCCGATTCGATATAGTCCCTCGCAGCCCAGCCGCCGGTTTTAGGTATACCGCGCATTGCACCGGTGATGTGGGCGGTGTATATCGTACTGCCGTCTGAATTTTCACATACTGTATCGAAATCCTCCGCTGACACTACTTCCGCAGGAGTATCCGGCGTTGGCGTGCCGTCCTGCTGTGATACGCCGTATACCGTAAAGGTGTTCATGTGCGTATCCGGCTGTTGGTCGGGCAGAACAATCATTTCTGCTTCTGCTGTGTCTGATACCAGGGCGTTGGCATAGCTCTGGGATACCTCTGTATCCGTGATATATTTTTCGTTTCCTTTCCATAGCTGGCCCGTATGGTCCATACGCGCTGTTTCCACGCCCTGGCACTTGTACAAAACCGTTGGCTGCGTTTCCCCTTCGATTAATGAAGGATAATGGTTGATTTCTAACCCTGGCTTTGGCCAATTATCTACATTATCTATTTTCGCCCCTTGCATGACTTTCAGATCTCCGTCAATGACCGCTTCATATCTATCTACTTTTTCATCCAGTTCTGTCTCGGTGACATATTTTTTGTTGCCTTTCCAGATTTGGCCTGAACGTTCTACTTTCATTACTTCTCCGGAATCATAGTCAGACAGTCGAATGACGGTATTCGGCATAGTGCTCTCGGAGATAATATTTATTGCCGCTCCGCTTTCGTTGGGGTACTGATGATATATCGTCTGCGTTCCGCTCATGATATTCTCGTTGTTAAAGGTTTGAGTGCCGGAAAAAACATTCCCGCCTGAAAGGTTGGCTTTTTTGTTCAGTTCTTCCGAAAAAGTATTGAAAATAGGGTACCTGTCGTCCGCTTCAATGCCGGAATCTTCCGAAAAGCCCTTTTCCACCGAAAAGTGTAAAAATCCGCTGGTAAGAAAAGCCCCGGTTGAATCGGACAGGCTGATTTGTACGTCCAGATTCCCGGGTATGTTATGCATGTTGTTGGCAATGGTATACTGGGCGGTATTGCCCGATATGCTTCCCATATCGAACACCGTCTGCCCGTCGGCCCGTTTGGCAGATACTGTTACGCCGGTCATGTTATACGGCTCGCCGCCGCAGAAAAAAGAAAGCTCCACCGAGTTGCCCGAATCCCCTGTAAACAATGGAACATCGAAATAGATATCTATACTTTTCGATATGTCTATTTTCGCTTTGTATCTGTTCATATTTTGCCCCTTCCTATGAAAGTTTCAATGTAAACGTCTGCGATATGCTTCTGGTGAATCTGGTGGTTTCGCGTTTCAGCCATACCTGTATGTTCCGCCCTGCCATAACGAACTTTATGAATATGCGATACCCAACCAACGATATAGTGTAGGTGTCTATCACAGCGGGGTCATAGAAGTCGAATGCGTCTTTTCCGGAATTATACACGAACGAGTTCGAACCGTCATCTGTACCGACTGAACCGTGAGCCGTCCAATAGTCGCCGCGTTTTGCCACGAAATTTTTATACCCGGAAGATTGTACCGGAACCTCGGAAGCCAGCTCCCAGACCATTGCTGACGAGCTGGCAAAGCTAAAATTTGAGACTGATACCGTCACTTCCTCAAAACTGTTTATGCCCATCGGTACCTTTAGATTAGACATCTCCCGCGTGTCTGTGATTGCCCCCGTAGATGATATGGTCGCGAGCTTGATTTTGTCGGATGCGGGCGATGTTGTACTTACCTTTGGTTCGCATTTGTTTAATGTGCTGCTGTATTCAAAATATACATAATTCGTGCTGCCAGATGTATAGGACAGTGTTTCGTCCGATGTGATCTCTATCCGCACTCCGTTCGCGAACACCGCCTCCCCCGGCTGGATTTTGATACTGCCCGAACCGTTCGCTATTACTTTACACGAGGTTGTGCTCTCCGGTATCACCCCTTTCGTCATGAGTGTGGAACGCATTTTGTTTACGTCATCCGTCCCATACGTTACATTGTCCATGAAGTCGTATGTGTATGCCATTATTTTTCACCTCGAATTATTTTTTTGATTATATTTTCTTTTTCTTCGCCAAAAATAGGGATGATTTTATTATTTGAAGGTTCATGCACTTCTTTTACTTCTGTTATTTGCTTTTCAGTAATGATGTCGTCAAAAACGACAGTTACGTAGTCTCCTATATTCCAATCTACCATATACTGTAACTTGTCATTTGCTTCGCCGCGGAGACTTTCGGACAAAACATTTTCTTTAATTTCTTTTTCTGCATCATCCATATTATCTATTTTAAACTCTTTTCTGAAAAAACCGACACCTTCTCCGGCTGACACATAATTGATTAGCGGTGGTTGTTCCTCTTTTATTTCTTTTAATTTAATTTTGCCTTCTTCATCGCGTACCGGATTGCCTGTTTCGTCATATTCTTGGACATAATAAATTAGTGGTGGCTGTGGTATCTCCTGAACAGCTACTGCAACGTTTTTTTCATCGGAAGCATCGATTACATACTCGCAACTTTCTAAATTTTTGAAATTGCGTGAAAACGTTAGTGTTTTAGTCCTGTCTTCGCCTATTATTGTTTTAAATATAAAATTGCTTCCATCAAAACAAATGTCGTAAGATATACCGTTTTGTTCCCCTATCTCCTTAAGTAGTTCGCCCCAATAAATGTCAGAATATTCTTTTGTATCGAGCACTGGGCCGCGTTGCTGATCTTCCTCAATTGTCATTCCATAAACTGCCCTATCCCCGGTCATTAATAATTCAGCAGCCATTGCTTTAACAACCGATTCATAACATCCCCCGTAAGTTTTCGGCTCGATAAGATAACGGAAATTTGTTAATGCTTTCATGTCGAAACCGCAAATAGTAACGCCGTCAAAAGTTTTCGTAATTTTAGAAACAAATCCACAATTCCCATTATGGAAAATAATATCGTTAATATTTAAGTTCGTTTGTTCAAGCTCGATTTCAAAACTTCCTGCATCATAAAATTTTTTATTCCAAATTATTGATTTTGCTTTGGTGATAACATCAAAGCATTGCAACGTGTTAGGCTTGTAGCACTTTACAATCACGCTTACACCCCCATATATCGGCATCTATGTTTAGACACTACAACAGCATTTGTATTTGACAATACCGCTTCTATATCATTTGCACCACGAGCAAGCGTAAAAAAAATACTATCAGGCGTAACTTCTGTTATCAGATTACCGTTTAAATTACTCGTAATTGTTGCATCATCGGTGTTTATCGTTATAATTTCTCCTTGTTGAATAGAATGGAACAACTCAATGTATTTATTGGTTGAGTTATTAATTATTTTTATGCTTTGAGCGCTTCGAGCGGAAACGGCGTCGGATAAATAAATATCGAAAACACAAGGGGTTTCGACGTCTCCGTCGTTTACTATAATAGCTGTGTTTGTTCTTTCGGTAAACATTGTAGGAAACTCAAACGGCGTTTTTAAAATATCGTTTCTCGCAAATACGTTATTTTGTATTTCTCCTTCCGATAGCCAGTAAAATCTTGGGATTGTAAAATATACAATAAATTCAATGTTCCAGCATCTTTGTTCTCCAAAATCCGGAAGAGACGTTGGCTTTGCCAGTGCATAATACTTGCCGGCACCGTTGAAATATGTCAATCCAACATCATTCTTCGGATTACATGCACATATCAGTTTTCTTTTCAGGCTCTCTAATTCTGACTGTGAATCAGCTAATATATGGCCATTTATATCGATGCTTCTTGGTTGAAAATATACATCCTTAATCGTAGAACCGTCTGTATCAATATAGTTTAGTTCGTTTTTATTCACGTCTCCAAACTCGGTGTTTGGCTTCTCTGTGAGTAAATATCCTTTTCCCGTATTGCTTCGTATCGTTATATCCTCAAATTTAAAATATCTCATATACCAAAAACTCCTGACATAGCTAATCTGTTTAAAGTTTTTCGCGTCTTTTCAGATACTTCATACGCCGTTTCCGTCGTTACACCATAATTGTAGTTATTTACTACTGTGCCGGGATTTTTGCGTGTTTGGCTCGACTTGTTAAGTGGTTGTACAACCGCTTTTCCGTTAATTACTCTCAGTAATTCTGCTCCCGCTTCTCCGACAATCGCCATTCCTCCGTTGTTGACAATACCGCCTTTTGCAAGAAGCGGTATTTTGGGTATCTGAGGTATATTAATGCCAAAATCTTTTCCTCCGATACCTGGAACCCAGTCAGGAATATTTATTTTAATTTTATTTAAACCTCCTATTAGTTTGTTAAGTCCTCCTATTGCTGCATTTAAAATTCCGATTATTCCGTTTATAGGGGCTTTCGCAATGCCGACAAGAGTGTCAAAAATGCCCTTAAATATATTTTTAACGGCATTCCAAGCGCCTTCCCAATTTCCAGTAAAAACATTTTTAACAAAATCAATAATACCGTTAAAAATTTCTTTGATTCCTCCGAAAATGTCGCCAATGGTTTTAGAAAATCCGTTGATTATCTCGCCCAGTAATCCAAATTTCTCGGTCCAATCCCGCATAAAAATATTTTGAATGAAATCAATAATACCGTTAAAAATTAATTTTATGGAATCAATTACTGATAGAAAAATATTTTTAATATTTTCCCAAACTCTCCCGAAATAATCTTTCAGTATATTCCACGCACCTTCCCAGTCACCCTTAAAAACTGCCGACCAAAATTGGAATGTAGTTTTAATTCCGTCTATAACCATATTGAACACGGTTTTAATAGCATTCCAAGTATTTTCCCAAATCGCTTGGATTGTGGCGTTTTCCCATATAGCTTTTAACGCTCCAATAAATGTGTCCCACGCAACTTTTATCTGTTCCCAAATGGCATTTACTGCTTCGCGAAACCATTCGCATTTGTTGTAAAGAAGCACTATTGCAGCTATGACCGCTATAATTGCGGCTGGTATCCAAAACACCGGACTTGCCAGTAAGGATAAATTCAACCCGGACACTGCTGTTGTGATGGAACCGATCGCGGTGAATAATGTGCCTAAAATAATCAGCAACGGTGGAATTGCTGCAATTATAATTCCGATTATTACGATTATTTTTTGTTGCCCTTCATCTAAGCCCGTAAACCATTGGGTAAAACTGCTTATTTTATCGGATAGAGCTTGAATTATTGGCATAAGTGTCTGCTGTATTGCATCACCTAATTCGCTTCCGGCTAATTTTAAATTATTAAAAGCCTGTTTCATATTATCGGCCGGATCCAAAGTCGCATCAAATGTGTTAGTTACTACACCTCCATATTGCGACATAGAAGAACTTAAATCATCAATATTGATTCTTCCTTCTCGGATTGCAGTCGCCATTTCTGCCGCTCCACGTGTACCGAATATTTCTGTAGCGATTGAAAGCGCCTCTGTTGATGTTTCAGCATTCTTTATGCTTTCAATCGTCTTTTTAAGTGCCTCATCCATTGATAGGCCTTGGTCGGTATAACTTTTGATTGATTTTCTCAAACCCATGAGCGCCTGCGACGAATTCACGCCGTTTTGTTCGAATTGCGCCATTAAGGTAACTGATTGCGTTAACGATAACCCCATTTCTTTAAATGTCGCGTTATTCTCTAGAACGCTTGTCATTAACTTATCAGTGGATATTCCGGTTTCCTGGGCTTTGCTTGATATCAACCCCAATAGATTCGGAGTTTCTGAAATATCTACGTTCCACGCCTGCATTATTTTGCTGGTATTCGCTATAGATGTGTTTAAATCTGTATCGTTTATTTCTGCAAACTGTATAAAATCCTTTGACAGTGATTCCAGCTCATCCCCCGTCACTTTAAATCTCGTATTGACTTCGCCTATGGCAACTCCCACATCGGCCATATCGGTTGGCATCGATGTAAAAACATTATCGGCGCTTTTTTTTAAATCGTCAAAAGATTCGCCTGTAGCTCCGGTTTTCTCGATAATCGTGTCATAGCCTTCGTCAAGTTCATAAAAAGAAGAAACAGCAGCGGCACCAATGCCTCCTATAGCACCAGATACTACTGCGCCTTTTTTTCCAATATCGGTCATCTTATTTCCGACATTCGTGAAATCATTCCCGATATTTTTAAATGTGGCATTGAATCCGTTTGTTTGCTTTTCCAATGACTTTACATGATCTTCAGTCGTTACTATTTCTCTTTGAAGCTTGCGATATTGTTCCTGGTTGATTTCAGTGCCATTTGCCATATCGGCATCAGCTTGTGCTTTTGCTTGTTTCAATGCTTCAAGTTTTGCCCTCGATGTATCTAACTCTTTAGATAAAAGCTGCTGTTTTTGTGCTAAAAGTTCTGTATTTTTAGGATCGAGTTTCAGAGCTTTTTCAACATCTTTCAATTCTCTTTGAATTGAATTTGTTTCTTTTCTTACTTCACTTAGTGCTTTTGTAAGGCCTTTTGTCTCACCGCCTATTTCTATCGTGATGCCCCTTATGTTGCCTGCCATAATTGTCCCCTTTCCTAAATTTACATATAAAAAAAGACACCCCTTACGAGTGCCTTTAGTTTGTATATTTTTTTACTGTGCTATTGGTAATTTAACCTCAACTTTAGATGTATAATTGTCGAATTCGATGTAATAATCTCCGTCTCCATCATACAGCAAATAAAAATACGCATTTTGAACGCCGCCAGGTCTGATATCTCCGGCAAAATCTACCGAATCATCAAAATAAGCACTGACCGATTGCAGGCTTGATCCTCTTGGGCTGTACATATCAAAATAAAACATATTAAGTCCATGCGTTTCCTGGCTAATATTTTTAATTATCACTGGAACCTTGGCGACTTTACTTCCGTTTAAATCGCTAAACTGATTATCAACTGTTGTCCATTCAAGTTCCGTCCCAATCGTGATTTGTAATCCATCAAAGTTAAATGTGCTACCAAATGTATATTGAGAATTTTCCGATGATGTAGTCCCAACTTCGACTTGACTAAGCTCTGCGTTCCATTCTACTGGTACACCTAAAACATCACCCATTGCGCGTAACGGCAGATATGTTCTTCCCTCTACTACCAGAACCGGAGGATCGGAATGAAATTCATTTCCGTTAACTAAAACTTTGAATGTTGGTGATTCTGCAACATAAGTTGCGGCAAAAGCCATACTTCCGCAAATAATAGCTCCACAAATAAGACCTAAAATAAATTTTTTCATTACTGCGTGCCTCCTAAATATAATAATTCACTTATAAATCATACATATTTGGTGGCAATTTGTCAAATATTATTTTGCGAATTTTCTGCGCAATCTTTTTTTGTCTGGTTCAGTCTGTTCCAGCAACCAGCATTTCTCGAGATATTCTTTCCCGTTTTCGGTCTGGCTTAGCATATATATCATACAGTCCCTAAAGTATAGTAGATATTCAACTAAATCCAAATCTTCAATCTGCCAAAAGTTTAATCCGGTGTGTTCGTGTATTAACCGCTCCGGTAACGTTACAATGTCGTATTTAATGCCCTCATCACCATTAGGGTAATGGGGCGCTTTTAGTTTGGGTTGTTTTGTATTTCGGCGACCCACTCAAAGTACGCCTTTGTCAGCGTTAGCATTTCGTCAAATGTAATATTATCTTCTACCCAACTCTCATCTATCTTCTTTTTATTTTTATTCGAATTTAAAATCAGAGTGATTCCCGTTACCAAATCCTCAATGTTATTAGTGCTCGCTACGCTCATAATTTTTTTTAACACCTTTATTTTAGGTGGATTCAAAGTAAGCGTCAAAGAATCGCTTATTTTGACCTCAAATGTTCTGATATTGATTTTTGTTAAATCTAACATAAGTCACCTCAAAAATTTTCGGGGGCGTTTGCCCCCGATATTATACACCACTTATATTTTCGTCGTCCTCTTTATAGATGATAAGTGTTCCGTCGTCATCATGCGGCAAAGCTTTAAATTCCGCATCAATAACAGTTTCCTCATCCTTGGTAAATGCAAGAGAAAATCCCGCCTGATTTTGGCCGACAATTGTTATACTGGTCTTGCCGTCAGCCTTATCTGTATGGACAAAATGGAATAGATATTTTTTGCCATCGTAATTTCCAGCACCGCCGATTTTAACCGTTCGCGTATGACTTTCGGTATCTTCTGATGTCACCGCTGTATTACACAACACTGCAAGACTTTCACCATTCCATGTCATTATCCCGGACTTTAATGTTACTTCTTCTTCGGTGACGATTGTTTTACATACTTTACCTAAATCGTCCTTTGCTTCATAGTATTCCGGCTTATATTCCAAGGTCGCTCCGCCTTTGACATATCCAAGAATATTTGTAGGTGTCTCAATGGTGTTATCTTCTGGGATTTCACCATTAAACACATCGTAGTATAGGATACCACTTCCCAATACTACTTTTTCAGTCTTATTTGGCATATGATTACCTCCTATATTTTTTCGGTATAACCGATTTGATACATTATCTGATATAATTTTTCGCTGTCTATATATGTCTCATATTTTTGTATCGGATACTCTTGGAATAGTTTATCCATTGCACTTTCCATAGATAAATCTTTCTTATCGGTATAGAGTTCAACAATGATTACTCCGTTACCAATTACATTTTTTTCGTCGTATCCGTCCTGTGTTTCGTTTTCTTGATAATACACAATAAACGGGGGATATTGAGGTTTTTTAAACGCTCTGTATGCGACTGGTACACCAACAGTTTTAAGTTTTGCATATATATCACTTATCATTTTTGAAACACCGCCTTTAGTTTATCCGGCAATTTATCAGCTATATTTTGAGCCATCTCCCAATGCTTAAATGTTCTTGTCCTGCCACCGTTGCGTTTTGCGTGACCGTACTCAAGCAGATGCGTCAGCTGATATTTGTCGTTGGCAACCGCAACCCTTTTATAACCGGTGCCGTTAGAGATTTTACGGATTCTAAAGCTCCTTTTATACTCTCCTGTCCTAACCGGTACATTCGGGTTATTTTCGAGGTTTTCTTTGACCTCTTTTGCGACATTATCAATCTCTTTTTGCATCGTAGCATCAATTTCAGCCGAATACGATAGCAGTTCTTTTTCAATCATTTTTGATAAATCGTCCACATTTGCCATTATACACCAGTCTCCCGTTGCAAATATAATTCTATTGTTTCATTTTTTCCGCGATACGTCCTGTAAATCACATATCTTTTACCGTTGTACTCGGCTATTTCCTCACCGTTGTAATCCGGATCAAACATCGTGACTTTGTATTCCGGTTTCATGCTGTTTTGACCGGCATCATACCATTCAGCTCTGGATATGCTTGACATATCACAAAAAACCTCTCGTTCGGTTTCGGACGCGATTTCCTGCCCGACATCGTCGTAAGTATATGTATTATCTATGAGTATGATGATATCCGACCGATCCATTACCCGTCACCCCACTCTGTATATCCGCTGGCGGTCTTCATTTGCGCCTTTTGCTCGTCGTACGATTTTTTTAGCCTATCATAATCAACCGGCTCTCCAAAATTAGCTCTGCAATATGTGATGATCGCGCGCGAAATAAGCGCGTCGGTTTGATCTTCTTTCACGATCCCCGCCAGCTTCAGGTCAGCCAACGCGGCGGAGATTAGGTCTTTTATCTCGTTGTCAAACGCTTCGGTCTTTATCCGCAGCGCAAGCTTAACCTTTTCAAGCATCTTTATCCTCCTATGCCGTCGCCTTCGTGAAAACAGCAAAAGCATTTTTATCGGCAATTTTACCGTCCGCAAGACACATAGCGCGATACACAGTCGAACCGGTTCTGAATGCAACAGATTCGTCAGATTTTACTTCTACAGCTTTTGCAAAGTTGAATTTATATTCTTTTAGGTCTCCAAAAATAACAGTATCCGCAGAACAGTTATCATCTACAATAACCGGATATCCAAGGATATTGAATTTTGCAGGTGCTTGCGCATCTGCCACAACAACACGATTTCCGGTAGTGTCCTCAAGCCCGAGAACCTCTCCGTAAAATACCGCGCGCGGCATGATAAAAGATGCGCCGGGCAAATACTTCGTCGGAAGCGCCGCTATAATCTTCATTAAATCGCCATATTTCATTGCAGTCTTTGTATATGTGCCGGTGTTGGTAACCTCGCCAGATTTTAGAATGCCTGTTGCCTGATTGCTTCCGGTGCCGGTGAGAATCGCTTTATCAATTGCGAATTGAATCTTATTCGACAATCTGCTAACCAGCCAATTTTGAAATGCCGAAATTGCCATAGCTGCTACGTCGGCTGTAATCTCGATTGTTTTTATTAATTTATATGCGCTGAGCGAAATAGAAGTAATTGTATCCGCACTATCGGTCGCCGCTGTTCCCATTGCAACCCACGACGCATCGTTTACGGTCCCTTCTACCGGATATGTTACGTTGCCCGGTATATATGTCATGTCTACCGCAGATAGCAAAGGCACCATTTCCAATCTGCCTATAATCATATTCATCGTTTCGGTAGGGATTGCCGCTGTAGCAGAAACCGCCGCTCTTTCTTCGGCGTTAAGAGTTTTACCTTGCAAATTTTTTAAATATGCGTCCCGATATTCGATTGTATCTGGTGCAAAAGTTCTGTTCAATTTCTTTTCCTCCTCAAACGTTCTGATAACTTCTCCCATCCCGGAGCGAATTTCCATTATTTTTTCTTTTCGTCTCGTTTCCATCGTGTGTAGTTCTTCTTTTCTAACATTAAGGTTTCTGACTTCTGTTTCAAGCGCGTCAATGTCTGCATCATCATTTTCGATTTCCTCACGAATAGCATTCAGCCTTTCCTCGACATCCTTTAAATTCATTTCTTTGATCTCCATAGTTATACCTCCATCATTAATTTGATTTTTTTAATTTTTTTCTGCCGTAAAAGCAACTCCTGCTTCTCGCTTTCAATCACTCCGTCAAAATACGAACGGGCAGATATATCGGTATACGGATTCGCCGGAATACTTACGGCGGAAACGTCGTAAACCTTCGTTATCTTCGAAATGGTTCTAGTATGTGTTGTTCTATCATATTCGTCATCGCCAACTGTAAAAGCGAATGACATTTTTGTTACTAATCCAGCTTTGATTTCCTCGTACATCTCGCGGGAAGCAACTGTTTTGGATAAATCAGCTTTTATTTTTAAGCCGCGCTCGTCAACCCCGACTTCTAACGTACCGTTAGATTTCCTTGCATATACCTTACCTGTATGATCGTATTGAAAGATTACATCATTCATATCAGCATTGGCAAATGCGTTGCGGTCAATTTTTTCGCTGTAATCAACCCCATCATAACTATACAATACGTAAGGCTCGAAGGTTGAAGCATATCCCTCTACAACATATTCTTCGTTATCACTTGGCGTAAAAGCCGTTATGCTCCTGTATTCTCTATCACTCTTTACTGGCACTGGTAATGTCATCTCCTTTCTTTGCTACACTCCCATCTGTCCCCAAAAGATAATACTCTCCGCGTATTGTATACGCTTGCCCCTGACCTCCCGGAAGTGGTGGTAAATTCCATATTTCTCGTATTTCATCCCTGTTCATTATTCCTCTGTCTGCCATTTGCGCAGATACGTTTAATTTTTCTGTATTACTCATATATTGAAGCCTATTTGCTGTTGCCATTATAAACGACCCTGCAGCTCGTTCTCGCTCCGTAAAAGTCATTTTCGTGATAACATCAGAATATTGTATCGCAAACGGTTCAATCGCTCCTTCGTAAAAAGCGCTCCATTTGTCCCCGTATGCTTTATTTTGGATGATATCCTCGTTCACACCGAAATAATTAAAAACGTTCATTTTTATAGCATCCATTTGCGCTGAATCCACAACAAATGGTGTCGATTTTATTTGTTGAACATTTGAATATGTATTTGGAAAGAGCAACACCCCACCCGAATCACTGCTCAGGTTTTTTTCCGAAAACCGTTTTTGCTCCTTAGCCAAATCCTCCGACTTGCTAAAATTGCTCAATTGCGCCATAAATCGGAAGGTCGCGGAACTCTTCACACCTTCTGATATACCTTGGTTTTGAATATTCACCATTTCCATTGTTGGAGATAACGCCCGGTTATCCTCTCCAAACATATCGTCAGAATACTGAAACTTCGTCATAATTCCACACCGGTTTAATTCCACCGCCGCTGTATCTCCGGTAGAAAACGTATATTTTACCCACGGTTCACCGGAATATTGAATAATTTCACACGAAGACGGCAGCAAAGGATAATATCCGTTCATTTCTCCAAATTCATCTTCAATAGGTACGATAAAGGCGCTATTTTGCATATCCAAAATTGTAGATAATCTATATAAGAATTGGCCCCATGTTTGAAACTCGTTTGGCGCGTTTTTTAGTTTTGTTCGCAATCTCGGCTTGGCACTTCCGTTCACTGTCATCTGCAATTTACTAATATGCGTCGCCCGTGCGTGAATCGCCGAACGTACTAGCTCACTTTCGTACAATGCCCCGTTCCAAGTCGTGAATACTGGCGCGTACGCGGTTAGCGTTTTGAAAAAGCCGTCAAGTTCCCCTTTGGGATTCGGCTTTTTAAAAATTTTATCAAATAAACTCATTACATCACCTCATTTTTTAACTGTTCGCCAATTTCATTGCACCACTTCTGGCGCACAGTCAGAGCATCTATGATAGACACGAATCCATCTATATGGCAACGTTCTTCAATTTTCACCGGGCGAATTTTACGTGTTTCTGAATTCTGCTTCATGGCGACGTTCAAAAAATGAGCCATAAGCAAATTGTTATTACCAATATGAAATATGCCATCCCGCAGCATACCATCAAACTCCTTGATTACCGGCGTTAAATTTTCTCCTTGAAATACGTCGTCCATATGAAAACCGTACTGTTTCATATCTTCGACTAAATATTGCGCCGAATATCTATCATATCCAATTTGCAACGGTAAGATTTGGTATTCCTCGACTAATTCGCAAAACCACTTGAAACAATCTTTATAGTTTACGTAATTATCGCCACTGATTTCAACCAATCCTTGGCTAATAAATTTTTCGTACGGAACGCCCTCCCTCTCCTGCAACTCGAGGATTTTATTTCGAGGCATAAAAAACTTTGTAAATGCATATAACTCTCCATGCCGTTCCACAATAATACTACATGCAGTTAAATCTGTTGTTTGAGACAAATCGATGCCGCCAACACAGTATGTATTTCTAAAATCATCCAGCGTATACTGATCTTTTGTTGCATTTTCTACAGTTTGATAATCGATCCACGCTATACTGGAATTCTGCTTGATATTACAGTATTTTGTCATGAATTCAGCTTTTTTGCTGTATGAATTTTCGGCTATTGCAATCTCTTCTATCAGGTAATCAACGGATACGGACACACCTATGTTTGGACCAGCTTTTTGCAGTTCATTAATGTCGTTCCATTTCCCTACATCGTCAATCATATATAAAAAAGGCAACAACCTTCTTTCTTGGCTATTGCCTCGTAAAAACGCTGTGCTGCGTTTTACCAGTTCATCGTATATACCATCATTTATGTACCCGCTAGTGGATATGCTTAGAATTAGCGGCTGTTTCCTGGCACCTAACGCGGATTTCATAACTTCGTACTGTTTTAATCCAGCATCCCCCTGCCAACTCGCTATTTCGTCGCATACTACCAAATGCGGATTGAATCCATCGGATTTCTTTGCGTTGAACGCCATTGGCTTTATGGACGTATTGAATTCAGAAATATAAATATCTGACCTTCTTTTTTTAGCCAGACTAGCCAGTTCGGATTCTTTCCCTATCATCTGATAAAAATTATCATACACGATGTTTGCTTGCTCAAGCTTCGGCGCAAGGCAATATACCTTCGCGCCATATTCGCCGTCCAGATAAGCCATATATGCTATTATCGCGCTGGCGAATAGAGTTTTTCCCTGCTTTCTCATCATGATAATAACGACTTCGCGAAACACGCGCGTTCCATCTTTTTCCACTATCCCGAATATAACCGAAACAATGGCCTTCTGCCATAGTTCCAATATTAGCAAGTCGCTTCTGCCTTCGCAGTGGTGACAAAAACTTTCGATAAACCGAATTGCCTTATTTGCTTTTTTGGCGTTAAATAAGAATTTGCCTTGTTCCAGTCCTTTTATAATATACTCGAAAATAAGCAAAATCCATTTCCCAACGATTATTTCACCGGATTTTATTTTTTGATAATATTCGTAGATGTAATTAGTCATCGTTCATCAATTCCAACAACTTACTTTCTTTTTTTGGTGCCTCTGGTGCTAAGTCAGCCAGCTGTTTAAGGGTGGCGTTATAGTTTCTAATCATGGTATTATAACTTTTCTGTGCGGGATGTTCGGAATACGTCTCAAAGCCATTGCCGTTCACTGTCTTGATTACGGCACCTTCTGAACTAATTAACTCCCTAAGACTATGTAGCGTTTTAAACATAAAATCCGCTTCGTTATACAGTTTTTCTGCAAATACTCTCTTGTTTTCGTCTAAATCGTTAAATATCTTTTTATATTTTTCTAAATCATCAACTTTATTTTTAGTTGCCATAGTTCGTCACCTCGTTTCTGTGCCCCTTTCGTACAATTTCTTTTTCAGAGTAAAATTATGGTCCCACTCTCGGTCTCCCCAAAGGTTATGAAAAATTTTTATTAGGGGGGGCTTCCTGTTTTTGCTTTGTTCATAATTACTGCGCCGTTCTCATCAAAGGTATATCTCCTCTTTTTTTGTGGCGGCTTAAAATGGTATTCCTCTTTATCGTGACATCGCTTGCATTCGTATTTCAAATGCTCATGATTGAGCGCTACACTATGGTCGTGTATGTTATCTGGCGTTAACAGTATGGTGTGATGTACGATATATCCTATCTCTTCACCACATTCCTCGCACATACCACCATCTACACTCACTCTATAGTCTATGTATGATTGCCTACAATCCTGCCATGCTTTGGAGTTGTACAAAGATTTTGCGAATTCTTTTGCCATCCTATCACCTACCTACACCACCGCACCCCCACCCCAGTGCACAAAATATGATGTTCATTCCGCCCTAAACAAAAGACAGCCCGGAGGCTGCCTGTAAATATAATTTTCACAATACCATAATACCATATATGCTATATGACATACTATGACATTTTTATTTCTCCCAACGCTTTTCCGTGTAACCTGACAATTTGCCTCCAACTGTAGTTCATATCCACAGCAATCTGTTCCCACGTCTTGAACAGGACATAACGTTCAAAAAGCAATGTACGGTATGTAGCGTTCTCAACAGCACTAACAGCGTCTAAAACCTCCTGCTTGATTCGATACAGTTCATCTATCCGTTTATCTATCTGCTCCGTATATGCCGTATATCGAATTATTTTAGCCTCTGACGCATTTTTTTGGCTTGCCTGTATCTTTTCCCCTTCCGTACCACATGTAGTGCTTGTAGCCGCCGCAAACGCTTCATCTCGTGCTTCTATCAATTGTTGTATTTCCCTGTCTAACTTCCAACCTCTCTTTAGCCATTCTTTCGTTGTCATTTTGCCCACCTCTCTTCCCAACGAATTTCCTACAATTCACCGGCGAACACCCACGCATATGTCCGGTATCCAGAAGGTAATGGCAGGCCATATTCGAATCATAGCCTTTTGACGACCCTAACCTTCTGTAGTAGATACATTTCCGGCATAGTGTATTCTTCATGTACGCCCCTCCCTAACCAATTCCAGAAGATGATGGATCAGTATGTACCGTTCTAAATCTGTACCGCCCCGAATCCGCATTTTATTCCGGCATGGCTGGCATACGCATTTCTGTTTAGGCGCAACCTCTTTGCCACAGCTCAGGCAAATACCTGTGTGATATTTATCAATCAGTTCTTTTCCATCGACCATTTTTATTTTCACTCCACTCTTCGAATTCTGACATGCATTTTTCGCATAAATCTAAACTCTCTTCCATATAGTCATATACATCTTCAGAACACCGAGTTGTTTTTTTAATCCTTCCAATGTATTTATTCAAAATTTTTTTCGGAAACGTTCTTCTCGGGAGTATTTTTCTCCCGCACCGGTCACATATAATATTACGCTCTACCATTCTTAGCTCCTTTCTGCCTCCTATCCAGATACGCATATGGTATCAGCCCATCTCTTTTCTCGAAACAGTATGTATGCGGCCCTTCTTTCGGTCCGTAGATTCTCGAATTCCCCAGGTCTATCATACGGGCACAGCCGTATTCGGTATTATGTGTGCAGTTTTTGCATTGATTGGTTTTCATAATGGTTCCTCGAGCAGTTCGGGGGTGTCGTGGATATTGCCGATTATTTCGATGTAATAGCATCTGCCGATTTCATACAGACTGTTGTTTACTTGCTCGGCAATATACCAGTAACCATCGTAAAACTCTACAACACCTATTCCGGTATCGCTATCTAAAACTTCTATGATTCCATAGTCGTTCGTGACCTTAATAATATCCCCCTCAAAAATCTTCTTACCGTTTTTATCTTTTATCCCTGTGTATTGTCCTACGGTTTTCGGGATAACCTCATAAGCTGTCATGTCGAACGCAAACTTCTCGAGTTCATCATAGTAAAATTCTTTTCCCCGTGGAAATATCAATACAATATCTACACATTGCACTAAATGTCCGAATACCCAATCTTTGGT